GAGCACTCGCCCGATACTTGGACGTTCAATGGAATGCAGAAGACCGCCGGCCACGTAGCCCGTAGCATCGTCGAGGAGATGTACAAAGACGACACCGCGTAACCGGTGCGTTTTTGTTGGAGGGTTGTAGGATCTTTTCCGTGAAACCACTTGTAAGTCCCGCGCGGTTCACCTATAATTAATACAAGAGGGACAATCACACGCCAAAGGAGTCCGCAGTGAACATCGAACAGGCCATCCGGGACGCCATCTACTCCGCCGTCGAAAACGACATGGAGGACGTGCAGGGAGCACTGTGGGCGGACCAGGAGACGGAGAACGAGAAGGACGGAGACTACACTGAGGACCGTGCGGTGGAGATGGTCTCCTTCGACAAGACGGAGCAGGAGACGATCACGATTCGGATGCAGGACGGTTCGGTGTACGTCGTCACAGTCGAGAAGGCGGAGGGTGGTCGGGCATGAGCCGCACTGATCACGCGCGTCCGCGCAGAGTGCCCGGACACATTGCGGAGACACGGAAGCTGCGCAAGTACGACGGGTCGACGGTGTTCCAGTCCGTGTGCACCTGCGGTGCCGTCGGAGACGTCGTCGGGGAGAGTCAGACCGCGTATATGCAGGGTGTCAAGCACAAGCACGACGAAGCGCGGATGCTGCTGGGAGGCGGAGACGATGTTCTGTGTTGGTAGGGTGACGCATACACGGAAGCTGCGTCACACCTGGACTCACTGGGGACCGCCAGAGTACGCGGTTCTGTGGCCAACGCACCTTCGCTGTGGACTCGAGGTCAAGCGATGCCGTCGATGCGACAAGCGTAAGCGGAGGTTCGTGCGGTGATGGTCAGCAACCTGCAGTTCTACGCCGGCTCGGTGCTCTTCGCGTTCATCGTCGGCATCGTCATTGGAGTGCTCATTTCGCACAGGAGAGGATAGCTATGCCCGTCGCCGGACACTACATGCACTGCGCTCTGCGCGTGAAGGTGTCTCCGAACCGTAACCAGTACAGCCTGCATCGGTACATGGACTACGCCGAGTTCCACGCACCGGGGTACGAGCGCTGGCAGGCGTTCATCCGCAAAGTGCAGTTCCACGACGGACCGACGGCCAAGATGGCTGCACTGCAGCAGTGGCCTCTCAACACCTACACAGACCGCATGCGTGTCTACGCACACATCAGCCGGCTGGTTGCCCACTACGGCGATGAGCGTCCTGCCTTGAAGCGTTTCCAGGTGTTCGCGCTGCAGCAGATTATCAAGTGGGAGGAGTCGGACATGCCGATCCCACCCATCCGCGAGGATCTGGTCCGTCCGTACTGGGCAGCAAAAAGATAGTAGGATCCACTTGATTGTCCGGTGAGTGTCACCTATAATTAATACATAGGGCACTAGCAGAGGAGCAAACGGTGACACTTTCGGAGCTGATCGAGCAGCTGCAACAGGTACAGGCGATGCCGCAGAACGCTGGCAGTGACCCGGAGGTGCGGCTGTACTTCAAGTCGGACGACTTCCCATTGACGATCTTCCAGTCGATGGATGACAACAAGGTGTACCTGATGGCGGACGAGGACTGATGGCCATGGAGAGCATGACCGACTACCTCAAGCGCAAGCGGAAGGAGCAGGGGCCATCGGACTACGACACGTCCTCGCCGATCTTCAAGTACTCCTATGGGTACTGTGCGCCGGGCGATCACTGGTCAAGGGGTATCGCAAACACAATGGTCGACAGCTCGACCGGGAGGGTGCTAGGCTGTGTCGAACATACGGTCGGATGAGGACTACGGGGCCAGCGCGCGAGCGCGGTTCCTCTTCATCACGCCCGAGCAACAGGCGGAGCTGCCATCGCAGATGGGCGGTGTCGCCGCTGCAATCGTCAAGCGAGTCAAGGCGGGTACGGTCGACAAGGAGACCGCGCAGACGACCGCCGAGGCACTAGGGCTGTGGAGGCCACTGCATGAGCGAGGGACTGAAGCACCGTATTCATCTAGCACTCTTCGAACGTACCGCAAGCGACTCGATCGAGAAGCCCGTCGCGGTAGCAACAGTGCGTGCGTACAAGACGGACACGCCGACCTTCGAGGAGCTGATGTGGGCGAACGGTGTTGAGTTCACCAGCGCGGAGGAACTGTCTGAGGCGATCGCGATCAAGCACGGCATCACGGAAGCACACTTCGCACCATTCGACCTGGCCGCTGCCACAGTGCCAGAGGAGCTGCTCGCACCACTGAACTACGACGAGTATCGCACAGACACGAGTCTGCTGCCCAAGGTAACGCCCGTGAAGGAGGGCAAGTGATCAAGGAAGAGGACGTCGAAGTCACCCCGGAGGAAGTCGCAGCGCTGAGCACATGGGACACCCAGGAGACGGTGCTGTCGCTCCAGACGGAGATCAACGGCAAGGCGATCTCGGCGAAGGCGTTCCGCTACGTCACGTACCTGGCTGACGAGCTCGGACTGCCGATCAAGACGGAGTACGGCACGATCACCCTCAAGCGCGAAAAGACGCTGGAGGAGCGGCAGAAGATCGTACGCACCCGGAAGTTCCACCAGCTTCGCAAGGAGGAGGAAGCTCGAGTAGAGGCGATGGCAGCGGAGGCTGCGAAGGAGCAGGACGGGGAGAACAAGGCGCACTACAACAACGGGCTGACGTTCTGATGGACCAGGAGGAGTACGACCGACGGATGAAGGAGGCTTGCCCTCACGGACCGGATGAACCCTGCACGTGCGATGGTTGTTGGGCATGCAAGGGTCACGTCGTAGGTTGCACCTGCGACATCGCATGGGACACAATCGCCGAACTGAAGATGGAGCGACCGTAGCAGAAGCGAACCGTTTAACCTCGAAATACGGGATGATCCGAACCGGGTCAACACAAAACTATAGCGAAAGGACGTATGATGCAGGGATTCGAACTCAGCCAGAAGCTGAGTGAAGAGTTCGGCGCAACGGGCTTGGCTGGTAAGCAGGTCAAGGTCATCGACGCGAACGGCGATGTGTCCGAGATCACGGGCGTCTCCGCCTTCGACGCGGAGAACGACTGCTTCTTCATCACGACCCAGCCGGAGGAGTAACGTGTACTTCAAGCTGAAGGTGTGGGACCGCGAAACGCACTGTCACAACCAGCTCTTCGTGGGCAAGGATCGCTTCCACCTGGCACTCGCTGGGACGTTCGCGTTGCGGACCGAAGAGGAGATGGAGTACCTCAAGACGATGTTCTCGGGTGCACAGGAGCGTGTCACTGGTGACGTCGCTGTCCACGTCGAGATGCAGGAGGGCGAGACCGGAGATTCCTCTCCTGTGCAACACGCGTTTTACGACTGGCGTACCGACACACTACGCTGGCACGCTGGCCGTCTCGAGTACTGCGAGGAACTCGACCACATCGAGGTGCGAGCATGATCCCAGAAGGGCAAAGCGCATTCCCGAGTACGTTCAACGGGAAGCCGATCGTCCAGGTCTCTGTGACGGAGATCCAGGAGTACATGCGCTGCAAGCGGCAGTGGGACTACGGTTCCGCCAACCGGCAGTCGCTGGTTCGCAAGGGTGCTGCGTACGGTGCGTTGTCCACCGGTACGATCGTCCACAAGGGCATCGAAGCGCAGGCCATGGGCAAGGATCCGTTCGCCGTTGCTGACGAGTACATCGCACAGCAGAAGGCTGAGATGGAGCAGGCCTACCTGGAGCGGGTTGGCACGACGATGTCTCCGGTCGAGTACGAGCCGTTCACCACCAGCATGGAGCTCGCGAAGACGTACCTGCGCAACTACCTGGAGCACTACGGGCAGGACACGTGGGCACCGTTCAAGCTGCTCCACCCCGAGGTCACGATGCGGATCCCGTTCTACACCGCACAGGGTGACTTGTACGCATGGCTCGTCGGAACGTGCGACGGTTTGCTGCAGAACCCGAGCACGCGCAATCTGTGGGTTGGCGAGACGAAGACGTTCTCCCAGCGACCGCAGCTACGCGACCTGCTGCTGGACCACCAGATCATCGGCTACCCAGCGATGATCCAGATGCTGACCGGGCACAAGGTCGAAGGGGTTCTGTACAACGGGATCAACAAGAAGCTCCCTGTGCAACCCAAGAAGCTGCAGAGCGGACTGTTGTCCCGCGAGTGGATCGATACCACGGAGAGTGCGTACATCAAGGCGATCAAGGCCAACGGCGACAACCCTGGCGACGAGTACTACCGCGACATCCTCAACCGGCTCCGGCAGCGGGACCAGTCGACCGAGAACCCGTTCTACGTGCGACACCGCATCACGATCCCGCAGTCCGCAGTTGTCGAGTGGGTCGAGAACGTCGAGAAGATCCTCTGGGAGATCGCCAACGACCCTCTCATCACGTTCAACAAGCCGTGGACCGGGTGCTGGGATTGCGACTTCCGCGATCTGTGCGACGGTCAGCTCCGCGGGGAGGACGTGCAGTGGATCACGCAGGCCAACTACAAGCGAGGCACGTACGGCACGCAGAAAGCCCTAGCAGAGGACCACGGTGAAACGCAGGTTGGTTCGTTAGCTGACCTACTGAAGGCCGTTGAAATCTCGCGGTAATCGAGCGACATTCGACGTATACGCAATGAGGGGATCGCGGGCAACAGATTTAGGTTGCCCGTGTGACCCCGGACGTAAAACCGAAATAAACGGTTTGTGGAAACCACTTGATTTCTCGTAGAAGGTCACGTATAATTAACTAGTAGCCAACAAGAACCGATTGGAGGTGCACAGGATGGTCGTAGCAACCGGAAGCGGAGGTCCGACGCCACCTTGGCGTAAGGCCAAGGAGCTCGTGCAGAGCAACGGGATGAACATCGCGTTGTTCGGTTTCCCGGGCGCTGGCAAGACCACGCTCGCGTCAACCGCGAAACGAGCGTTGCTGTTCGACATTGATGGTACGGCTGCGAGGTCACTCGCGGATCGGGACGACATCGATCTGTTCCCCGTCAACGACAGCTTCGATCGGGTCGAGACGCTATCCGACCAGCTGCGCCAGCGCTCCCATCCGTTCGACACGATCATCTTCGACACGATGACGAAGTTGTCGAAGCTGGCCGTCCAGAAGATCCGTGGCAATCAGAACTTGGCACTCGCCAACGTGTCACAGAACGACTGGGGACAAGCCAACGCGATGGTGATGAAGATCGCCTACGACTGGTGCGCCGTCGCGCGGGAAACAGGCACGAACGTCATCTTCGTGCTGCAGGCCGAGGAACTGAAGGATGACTCATCGGGGTTTGTGTTCATCCGGATGTCCGCAACACCGGGCGTGGTGAAGGACATGCTCGCTGCAGTTGATACAGTCGGTTACCTCGAGGCCGATCGGCAGAGTTCAGCTCGGAAGCTGTTGCTCAAGCCGACCGCTCGAGTGATCGCGAAGCACCACCAACCGATGACCGGTCCTCAGCTCCCGCTGGAGATCAAGAACCCCGACATCCAGGAGATGATCGACATCTCCCGGGGGCACACGGCTGCTGCCAAAGAGGTTGCAGCTGCAGCATCGACAAACTGACACATCTCAGAAGGGAACACTGCAATGCCAATCGACATGACCGGCATCACCGCCGAAAAGGGAAACACTGGCTTCCGGCCGCTCGTCCCGGGTGTCTACGAGGCCGTCATCGACCAGGCCAACCTGGGTACGACCGCGTCCGGCAAGAACCAGGGCAAGCCGAAGATCGACCTTCGTCTGGTCGCTGTCGGAACGGACAACTGGCTGTTCCGGAGCTACTCTCTCACCCCGGAGAACCTCAAGTACCTGAAGGCCGACTTGGTCGACATGGGTTTCCCCGAGGACAAGATGAACCCGCTGGACGAAGCGGAGCTGATCGGTCTTCACGCGTGGTGCGTCGTGTCCGTCAAGGACGACTACAAGGGTCGTCGGGACGCGCAGGGCAACGTCTACCAGGAGAACGAGGTCGACCGGATCATCCCCGCGGATGAGGTCGAAGCCGAGAAGGCGAAGTTCGCTGCTCGTGCTTCGCAGCCGGCTGCTGAACTGCCGCAGGGTGTTCAGAACAGTGGCAGTGGCAACGGCGGATTCGGCTGGTAGGCTGACTACGACGGTCGGAATCGATCCCGGTGGCAACACAGGCCTAGCGTTTGTGGGCCACCGGGGTCCTCTCGTCGAAAGCGTCAAGACGACCTGCGGAAAGGACGTCTTGGCGCTTTGGCGGGTCATCCAACGGATGAACGTCGACCAGGCGGTAGTGGAGGACTTCGTCGGCAGTGGGCCGCGGACCAAGGACGCGATCCACACCATGAAGGTGTTGGGGTTCTTCCTGTACCGTTGCGAGGAAGCGTGCATCAAGGTCGTCGTAGCGCAGCCATCAGCCAGACTTAACGCGGTGAGCTTTGCAAGCCGCTTTACAGGACAACGCGACGAGGTGAGTGCGCTTGCGCACGTCATCTCCTACCTCCGAAGGAGTGAACTGTGAGCCAGCCCGTTCCGCAGCCGCGGAAGGAGACCAAGGAGCTCATGCTGTCCGTGCCGCTTGAGCCGTCGTACGACGGTGTCATCAAGACGCGCGCTCGGCAGGAAGCTCGCTCCGTCAGCGGCTACATCCGGTGGTTGATCCTCGAGGACCTGAAGGCAAAGGGTCTGCTCAACGAGGATCTCGAGCCGGTGACCGAAGACACAGAAGCCGCCAGCTAAGTTCAGCTGCGCAGAGAGGACGACGTCAGTGCTGCGCTCTTTGCAGGTGCATCACGAAATCCAGGTCGCTCACAGACTCATGAGCCTGGAAGGCAAGTGCCGACGGATCCACGGACACTCGATGAAGGTGACCATGGAGCTGTACGGCGAGATCGACCTGCGCGGCATCCTCATCGATGACCTCGCACACATCAAGTCGCTGTTCCGCACGTACCTGGACTCGACGTACGACCACTCATTGCTGCTCAATGGCAGTGACCCGTTGTGCGATGCAAACCTGCCAGGGGCGGTCATCCTCGATGAAGGGGACCCGACCGTCGAGAACCTCAGCGAAATCATCGCGAGATGGTCGATGCGGAACTTCCCGGCAGCCAAGCAAGGTCGGATCCTCGTACACGAGACCGGCACCAACACATGCATCGCTGAGTGGCTGAGGGGAGTTGACGATGTCATCGACGGAGACGTCTCCCACTACGTCAACTAGCCGTAGCCTCATCGTCAACGAGATCTACGGTCCCATCTGGCAAGGCGAAGGTCGCCAGACCGGGCAGAGGGCTGCATTCATTCGGTTGGGCACATGCAACCTGCACTGCAACTTCTGCGACACGCCGTACACGTGGGCCTTCGACGAGCGGCACGCCGCTATGCACAGGGATGGTGTGCAGTACGATCCGCGGCAGGAACTCCGACGCATGCGTTGGGACGAAGTCTACGACGCAGTTGACGAGCTCGGACTGGGACTCAACACGCTGCTCATCTTCAGCGGTGGCGAACCGCTGCTGCAGCAGGAAGGTCTCATCCCGCTGGTGACTGCGCTTCACCACCGGTACCGGATCGCGTTCGAGACGGCAGGGACCATCCTCCCTGTGCGATGGCCGTTCGTGCAGTGGACCGTGAGCCCGAAGCTGGCGAACAGTGGCAACGAAGCCAAGCTGCGGTACAAGCCGAATGTGCTACGGCAGTTCCAGCAGTTGGGTGCAGACTTCAAGTTCGTCGTCAAGGACGTCGACGACCTGGTCGAGGTCAGCAACATCGTCGCGGACATCAACATCCTGCCGGATCAGGTGTGGATCATGCCGGAGGGTACCACACCGCAAGGGCAGTTGGCAACTGCACGGTACCTTGCCGACGGTATCCACAAGTACGGATGGAACCTCTCACTCAGGCAGCACGTGCTGCTATACGGACAGGAAAGGGGACGCTGATGGAAGAGGTGCGTAACGGTCTCGGTGAGCTCGTCACCACATTCGAGAGTTCGGAACCGTTTCCACTGGCGACGGATACTCAAGCAGAGATCGAAGCACACATCTCAGGGATCCTTCGCTGCCTGGGGTACGACACCGAGAACCAGCACTTCGATCGCACGCCCGCACGCGCTGCCAAGGTGTTGCAGGCGTTCCATGCCAACGGCAACGAGGCAGAGTTGAAGGCGATCCTCGACGTCAGCTTCAGTGACGAGCACGACAGCCTAGTGCAGGTCGGACCGATCAAGGTCGTGAGCATGTGCGCTCACCATCTGTTGCCGGTGACCGGCAAAGCGTGGGTTGGCTACCTGCCGAAGGGGAAGGTGTGCGGCCTCAGCAAGCTTGCGAGGGTGGTGCATCACTTCGCTAAGCAGTTGACCGTTCAGGAGCGTGTCACCGACCAGGTCGCTGACGCGCTCGTCAAGTACCTCGATCCGAAGGGAGCGATGGTCGTCATCCGTGCAGCGCACGGCTGCATGTCACTACGTGGTGTCGAAGAGCCCAACGCTCTCACCGCCACCAGCGCTGTACGCGGCGTGTTCCGTGACGAGCCAGACGCTCGTGCGGAGTTCCTGTCACTCATGCGAGAAGGAGCATGATGAAGCTGTGCCACATTCCCCCAGCGAAAGCTGCGTGGGAGGTCATCCCGAACACCAGTACCACACACCTGTGCGTTGCGAACGTCGTTGCGGATAGCAGTGACTATGCGTCGTTCTACCAGGAGCGCAAGCATCGCGGGCACTTCGTGATCATGGACACCGCTGCGTTCGAAGGCCACGACACACCGCTGTCACTGCTGACCAAGGCAGCGCGGATCGTCCAGCCAGACGAGATCGTCCTCAGCGACGTCTTCCAGGACCCGGTACAGACCGTCCGCAAGAGCTACGCGGCAGCGTCACACCTCTGGGACGTCGGCTACGACTCGTTCATGGCGGTACCGCAGGGTCGCACAGGTGAGGAGTACTTCGAGTGCGCTAGGACCCTCGCGCGTATCCGTGGCGTCAAGACCTTCGGTGTCATCGAGGAAGTCCAGGAGCTGTTCGGTCAGCCCCGTGGCTCGATCGTCAGTGCGCTGAAGCTGATGTTCCCGGACAAGCAGATCCACCTGCTGGGTGTGAGTTCGACCCTCACGGAGATGCTCGATCCGTGGATCCGGCAGAACGTGCGTACGATGGACACCAGCAAGTTCGTGGTCTGGGGTCTCACCGGTACGATGGTGTCAGAGTCGTGGTTCCGGTACGGTGTGCCGGACTACCCAGGACGTGAGAAGCTCGGTGGTCGGATGGGGTACTTCGAGTGGGACGAGCTGACGCCAACCAGCCGTGACCTCGTCCGCAACGGCATCTCGGCCATGGACAACTGGCTGCGAGAGGACCGCTTCTGATGTGCGGCATCTTTGGTGGCTTCGCCATGGACAACGTCGCGCAGATCGACGCAGTCGCTCGACGGTCACGCGAACGTGGACGAGACAGCTGGGGGATCGTCAACCTCAACGAGATGACCAAGAGCGTCAAGGGAGTTGGGTATCCTCCGATTCCTGCCCGTGGACCGTTCCTGGGGTACTACCGCGGTACACCGGTCTGGGAGGACTCCCGCACGCTCGATGACGTGCAACCGTTCCGAGCTGGTGCCGATCTCGACGAGTGGACGGTCGTCCACAACGGGACCATCGCCAACGACAAGGAGCTGTGGGAGGAGCTGAAGTTCACCGGCTCCGCGGAGTGGAGTCATCCCGCTGGTCGTCCGACGGAGGTCGACAGCTGGATCATCGCTGCGTGTCTGGTTGAGTGGGGCTGGGAGACCACGATCCGGAAGCTCAAGGGTAGCTTCGCCATCCTCGCGTACAGTGCACGCCAGCCGCGGATGATCTACTGGGCGTCGAACTACAAGCCGCTGTGGATGCTGTCCAACGGCAAAGGTGCGTACACGTTCGCGTCTCAGCGGTCGTACTTCGACAACACGTACAACCCGATGAAGGACCCAGGACCAATCGAGCTGGGTCCCTACCAGTACGGATCCCTTTCGGACATCGGTGTGTTACGGAGTCACTCCCTCTACCCTGTGCGAAAGCGGGAGTACTTCCGGACGTTGGTCGTCTGCAGTGGAGGGTTGGACTCGTCGGTAGTTGCGTGGCAGCACCACCAAGTGGGTCACCAGGTTAACCTGCTACACTTCCGCTACGGGTGCAGGGCAGAGACGAAAGAGGTCGAAGCGGTCTACAACATGGCCTCCGCTGTCGGTGGACGGGTCATCGAGTTGCCGACGAACTTCTTCGAGCAGCACGCACAGAGTGTGTTGACGGATGCACAGGGTGTGATCTCTGGCGGAGAAGCAGGTGCAGAGTTCGCCAACGAGTGGGTTCCCGCACGCAACACGGTGATGCTTGCCCTGGCGCTGGCGTATGCGGAAGCCAACGACTACGACTGCATCGCGTTGGGGAGCAACCAGGAGGAGTCTGGCGCATTCCCGGACAACGAGCAGGAGTTCGTCAATAAGTGGCGGGAGCTGGCTCCCTACGCACTTAAGGCGTACAAGCACGTGACGTTCAGCGATCCGCTGGCAGGCCTGATGAAGCACGACATCGTCGAGTTCGGGCACAAGCTGAACATGCCGTTCGAGCTGACGTGGTCGTGCTACCACGGCGAAGAGATCCACTGCGGTGACTGTGGGCCGTGCAGCATGCGGCGTAAGGCGTTCGAGATGGCAGGAGTGACAGACCCAACCGAGTACGCGAAGTAGGAGCAAATGGCGGAAACCTCGCCCGAAATCGACGCTAGGGTCATCGACGACCTGATCCGTGAGCGGGCACGTGCAAGAGTGATCCACGCAGCAGCATCCATCGACGATCCCCGCGCGATGAGCGACTGGCAGCGACTTGCGATCCTGGTTGCCGAAGTGGGCGAGGTTGCCCAAGCGCTTCTCGACGGAGACCCTGCCGCGCACCTGTACGAAGAGCTGATCCAAGTCGGGTCCGTAGCGACGACGTTCGCTGCAAAAGTTCGTAAGGAGATCGTAGGCACCACTTGATTTTCCGGAGTGAGTCACCTATAATTAACTAGTAGGCACTCAAACAGGGAGATGCAGGTGTTGAACCAGCTGACGGTGCAGGCAGGGCAGCTCGTCCAGGTTACGGACATCGATGGCAACTATCTCGTCGGGAAGGTGGAGTTGTGGGATTCATGTGGGATAACGATCGTCCGTCAGAAGTTCGTGCCAGTGCCAGCACCGTACAAGCTGGGCGGGCGGTACGAGGACGAGCGCTGCACGATTCTCAACTCGGAGATCGCTTCAGTGGAAAGTGTCGCGGGTGTGCGACGGAGGCTCAACAGCTGAGCATTGACTCGCTCTGCCACCGCTGCACCGAAGAGGTCACGTACGGCGAGCCACTCGACATCATGGACTACATCGGGTTGGGTGCGATGGTGATGGTCGTAGTGCTGACCGCGACCTTCATCGTCTGGCGCATCCACAGCATTGCGATCGGAGGTCCACTACTGTGATCGACCAACACGTCTACGACTACAACGGTAACGGCTGTCGGCACTGTCCCTTCCCGCAGGATTCGCCAATCCACTACAGTGCGACGGACATCATGTACGGGTGCCATCGAGTGGATGCGAAGTACCGTCAGCAGCGAGAACGGAAGCAGGCATCGAAGTGAGGATCTGGCACGTACCGTTTGGTGAGCTGGACGACCAGCGTGTGCTCGCGCAGCACAACGAGATCCACGCACTGTGGAACCTCATCGTCCGCGACGGTCGCAAGTGGGATGCACGCTGGTCGGATCCCGCACGACGCTACCTGCTGTGGGACGTGCATCGCAGGTCGGTGCTCGAGATGCGTCGACGTGGCTGGACGGGTCATCAGACGCCACTGAACGCGAAATCACCGCTTGGCGTACACCAGCTCGCGGAGTACTGTGACCACGACGAGATGCTGTTCTTGCAGCGAAAGGATCGCTGGGATCTCGTCTGTCGCTGGGAGGGTGTCTACAAGGGACGGATTCCTATGCCTCCGGAATACCGTCTGATGCTCGAGAAGTGGAGGCAAGACGGTTGCCAGCATTCCATGACCCGAAGTGAGGACTTCGGCAAGGGCTGGTTCTTGTGCTTGGTGTGCAAGCAGTTCGCGACGAATGATCGGGGCGCCACATGGGTTCGTCGGGACACTGTCACCGAGGTGCGTATCGCGGGAAGGAACCCGTTGTACGCATGACCACCAACAACTCGGCTGAGAGGAGGGCCAGTGACGGTACCGACCGTGCAGACCTGAGTCAACGTTCCCACCTAGATCGACGCCCCCTGGAGGTAGGGAACATGGCGCAGGACTGGTTCGCAGAGGCGTTGCGTATCATCGGCGATACGTACTACGCGAAGGGCAAGGACTACGAGTCCGATGACGCAGCCCCATTTGCGTCGTTTGCACAGGTAGGGGACCTGTTCGGCATCCCAGAGGAGATCGTCGCAGACATTTTCGAGGCGAACAAGCTCGTGCGTCTGCGCTCTCTACGGGAGAATGGCAGGGAACCCTCGTACGAATCGGTAGCAGACTCCTACAAGGACAAGGCTGTGTTCGCGGTTATGGCGCTCGCGATGTATCTGCAGCAACAGTCCAACGCTAAAACGGAAAATACGGGTCGTTCGGGAACCGGGCAACATATTTCTGTTGCGCAACCACAAGCCCATTGGGCGACTCCAGGAGTCTCTGCTTGAAAACCTCGGGTGAGTCACCTATAATCAATACATAGGGCACTCACAAGGAGGAGCAATGCCGCACTGGATGATCGTCGCGATCGCATTCGTCGTCATCGGGTGCATTCTGATCAACTGGTTCACCCCTCGAAACTAGGAGACACCGTTGCGTTGTGCGGGTTGCCCTCTCCAGGGCAGTGAAGGCTGTGCTGGCGATGGGCCGGAAAAGGCCGACCTCGTACTCGTAGGCGAAGCTCCAGGTTGGCAGGAGGCAAGGGATGGCGTTCCGTTCGTCGGTGCAAGTGGCCGGCTGCTGAACGCCACCCTTGCCGAGTTCGGTGTCATGCGTCATGAGGTGTACGTCACCAACGTCACACAGTGCCGACCACCCGTAGGTGGTGACGGGAAGGACACACCACCAAGCGCTGCAGCCATCGCTGCATGCCGGCCTCGGTTGATCGACGAGATCCGATCCCGCAACCCGAAGATCGTAGTGGCGCTTGGAGCTACCGCTGCAGCAGCCTTGACTGGCGCTCGCGAGAAGCTCAGCGACATCGAAGGCAGCACCAACTGGCGTGAGGAGCTGGGTGCCTTCGTCATCCCGACGTATCACCCAGCAGCCGTGTTGCATGGCGGAACGGGCTTCTTCGACAACATCTACGACACCCTGCAGCGTGCGATCCAGCTCGTCAAGGGCGACATCCCGATGCCGAAGAAGCGCATCGAAGTGGACTGGGAGTTCACACGAGATGTGGCTAGGGCATGCGAGTTGCTCGCAGCCATGGATCCGGTGCAGTACCTGTCGCTCGACACGGAGTCGAAGGCACCATGGGCACAGCCACGTCCGAAGATGGACGAGCTGGTCATGATCCAGATGTACGACGGCATCAAGGCTGTCGCGTTCGACATGCGCGTGCTCGGGAAGTCGGAGTGGTTCCACAGAGCGCTGGACAAGCTGCTGAGCAGGCCCAAGCGGGTCGTCATCATGCACAACAGCAGCTACGACATCCAGGTGTTGCGTGCCAACGGGTTCCACTACCAGTTCGAGGTCATCGACACCATGGTGCTGGGGCTTGGGCTCACGGAGCGTGGTGAACAGGTTGGTCTGGAACCACTGTCACGTCGCTACCTGAACGCGCCGCTGTACAAGGACAAGCTCACCAGAAGTGGGTACAGCTACAAGCTGGGACCCATGAGCGAAGCGCAGTGGATGGCTCTTGCGGAGTACGGTTGCGAGGATGCGTACTACACACGTGAGCTGGTACCGGTGTTGATGGCTGCTGTGAAGGCCGAAGGCACTACCTCCCTGTGCAAAGACCTGCTGACCCCAGCGCAGCTAGCGTTCTCCGAGATCGAGTACCACGGCACGATGATCGACATGGACTACGTCGAGAAGCTCGAGGAGGAGTGGCAACCACTGATCGACGCAGCCCGGGTCGAACTGCAGAGCTACGCAGCGGAGCAAGGGTTCAAGGCCAGCGACTACACGAGTGCACAGGTGAAGGGTGCTCCTTGCCCCGACTGCGTTCCGAAGCCGTTGCACACCTGGCTGGAGAAGTACGACCGCAAGGAATGGCGCGCCAGGCTGCAGTACATGCGCAACAAGGTGACGAAGGTGCAGTTTGGCGATCCGAGCTGCTCCCGTTGCATGAAGCGACGATTCGTGCTGGTCAAGGACGACACGTTCAACCCCAACAGTGCTCCACAGCGACAGGCACTGGCACTCGACATCCTCAAGATGAAGCAGGTCAACGGACGCAGCACGGACAAGGACTTCTGGGCCTACCACAGTGCGCATCCGCTGTCGAAGCTGTTCGCGGAGTACAACGAGCGCAACCACCTCATGAACAACTATGTGCGTGGCATCGCGGACGACGTGTGGTCTGACGGACGCATCCACCCAGACTTCCTGCTGTTCGGGACGGTGACAGGACGGCTGTCGATCCACAACCCGCCGATGCAGACGATCCCCAAGTGGGGCGTTGCAGACCCGACTAAGGCGAAGCTGATCCGCAAGCTGTTCCGTGCCAGCCCAGGACACGTGATCGCGGACTTCGACTACAAGAACCTCGAGCTGTTCATCGCATGGCACTACAGCGGTGACGAGAACCTAGGCCGTGCGCTCACGGAGAAGGACTTCCACACCAACACCGCAGCAGCGATCTTCGACACACCGTACGACCAGGTCACAGGGCTACAGCGCTTCAACAGCAAGTTCGTGACGTTCGGGATCGCGTACGGCAGGCAGGCGTGGTCACTGTCGCAAGGGGAGCTCTACGAGATCACCGGCGGTGACGAGCGGAAGGCCCAAGCGTACATCGACAAGCTGTGGGGTGAGTACCCACAGTGGCACGAGCAGTACGAGGGCTGGAAGCGCGATGCACTGACCAAGGGTGTACTCGAAACGCCGATGGGTCGCAAGCGACGCTGGCGGTTGATCACACCGCAGTTGCGTAACCGCATCGAGAACCAGGCCGTCAACTTCCCGATGCAGAGCTTGGCGAGTGACGTGTGCTTGAGTGCACTGATCCGCCTATCCAAGATCCTGCCCGCCATGGAGCTGGGTCACGTGTTGTTCACCGTCCACGACTCGTTGGTCTTCGAGATCAAGGAGGACCGCATTGAGGAGGCTGTCGAGGTCATCACGCGGGAGATGACCACACCGCCGTTCGAGACACACATCAAGCTGTTCGTCGAGGCGGAGATCGGACCGTCTCTCGGAGAAGTCGAGGAGTGGAAAGTAGCCGCATGAACAACGCACAGCAGAAGCAGCAGAACGTCAAGGAGCTCGCTGGCAACCGTCTGAGCGACGCGTTGCAGAACCTCATGTTCGCAGCGAGCTTCACACGGGAGCAGATTCAGCTCAACCCGCAGGGCGCTATCGAGCAGCAGAACGCCATCCTGGCTGCGCAGGCGCATGCGCAGGCGGGCATCCTGGCAGTGCTGATCGCTCAGTACGAGTTGGACACCAAGCCCATGCAAGTTGTGCCGGGTCCGAAGCCGTCTCCGCTGTTGCGGAAGGACTGATCGCGATGCCGAGAGACTTCCTCACAGAGCCCATGATCGTCATCGGTCCTGACAATCGTTGGCGTGTGTCGTTGTCTCTCGGCATCCCTACTAGCGTGATGACGGTCTCCACGCATGTACCGCAGATGATCGTCAACCAGTACCTCATTCTGGGATACGGTGCACCGAAGCTCGGTGTGATCCACGTAGTGCATGCTCACTTCGATCGGCCGTGTGATTGTCCGGATTAGCACGAAAGGACGAAATGGACAAGCGCTTGCTCAAGGGCACCGCATCCGAGTTGATTGCGGCGACCTACTTCACGGAAGAGGGGTGCGAAGTCTACTTTGGTTGCTTCGGCAACACGAGCTGTGACTTCATCGTCATCACCCCAGACGGTACCCTGCAACGCGTCGAGGTTCGCTCTGCATCTGCAACGCCTCCAGTCAGTGCCGTCAGGTGGTCAATCGGACCAGTACGGCGGGAAAACTTCGATGTCCTCGCCGTCGTACTGCCGAGTGGAACAGTCTTGGTAAACCCGGATCGTACAACCGTTTATGGTGCTTGAATCCACGGTTATATCGACGTATACGCGAAGATGTGCTCACGGGCAACATATTTAGGTAGCGCGAATTTCACCCATCGTTATATCGCGGGTTGTACCGTAGAGCACATCTCGAGCGTCACCGGTTGCGATGTCCCTCTCGAGTAGACGCACGCCCGTTCCGCCCTGCGACGGTGTGACCTTCACCACCGTCAGTGAGTCGACCGCGAATCCAGCGTCGTTGAAGTGGACAGGTGTCCCAGGTGGACCGGAAACCGAGACGCTATCTGCTCCGACCGCTGTGTCGTTGAGCGCAAGTTCGATCTCCGCCATGAGCGTGTCGACCGCTTGTCCGACATCCGGTAGCGGGAACACGTCGGTATCACCAATGGCCTCTGCACAGGTGGCAGTGTCGTTGGTCGACAGTTCCACGACGATCGCGATGGTGTCCGCACACGAACCACCGTCCGCGAACTGTGGAGCGGCAGCTCCCTGTACTGCGAGTACGTCGTCGGCGTTGGCGAAGTCCTCCAGCGAGACCTGGACGACAACGCCCATACCCTCCTGTGCGGAACCGGTATCGTCTACCTCCGGGGTGGCAGTCTCGACGATGGAGATCGACTCCGTGGCACGCCCACCGTCAGCCAGCGGCGCCACGACTGACGCCTGGGAACTCTCCGATGCGTGGCCAGTGTCCCCAGCAGATCCGACCGCTGTCACACCGGTCGCCTCTGTGGCCGATCCTGCGTCCGCTAGCGGCACCGTAGCGCTGGCCAGGGAGCTATCGACCCCTGCACCACCGTCGGGTAGCGTCACGGGTGTGGAACCCGTCGGAGCCTTGAACGCAGCCATGGCGGCCACATAGCCCGTTGTCCCGCTTGAGGTAGCAGTGCCGGAGATCGAGCCGTGGGTTGTCTGTACCTGGTGCTCCGCAGTAAACTCGTCCGAGGTCGTCTGCTGCCCGAGCGTGTAGCCTGTCCCTGCGGTGATCGTGCGTGTGACGTAGCGCTCGATGCCGACGACAACCAGGTCACCATCGGCGGTGGTTGTCACTGATCCTGCAGAGATGCTGTTGGCGGATGTGGTAGCAGTACCGATCCCACCGCTACCACCATCCGCGGTGTTGGCAACGGGTCCGTTCGAGTTGTGCCACTCCTCAACGATCAACCCACGACCAACTGTTGCGGTCGTTCCGTTGGAGCCGTACTTCACCGTGACCTGGTTTGGCGTACCAGTGTCCGCCTTACAGTTCTCCGCGATCCAGATCTGCGTCGTCTGCGTCCCGGGTGTGTCAGTCCCGATGGCACTGGGTGCCATTTGCCACGTGTTGCCCTTTGTGTCGGAGAGCTGGGCAACCGCTCCGGGTGCGGAGATGTCGAAGGTCACATACGCGATGAGTCCGTTGCCTTGCGTGTTGTTGGATCCAAACGAGACCACGGTAGATGTGGCGCTGCTGGACTGCGACACACCTGCAGGACTCTGTACCAGGGACCAGGTCACGGTGAAGCTCCTAGGTGAAGGTCAGCGTCGTGGTCACTGTCCACGTCTGTCCGGAGGCCTTCGTCCCCTGCGCGGAAATGGCGTGGTTCAGCAGTGGCGCAGTGACTGTCGTGCCGTTGGCGGTACCGTTGTCAATCCCGAAGTCGTTCCACGCCCAGTTGGCGAGGGAACCCGTGAACGACGCAGTGTACGCCAGCGTCCGCGTACCCACAGTGCCCGCAGAGGACACCAGCACGAACTGCTTGTTGGTGGTCCCGTTGAGGTCGGTGTCCGTATACGCGGCTGCAGGCGTAGCAGTGTCGGAGACACCGATCCGTGTGTGCGTAGCATCGTACGCCTGACCACCCGCACCAGCCAGCAGGTTGAGCAGACGCGTCCACCCAGCATTGAGCACCAGGTTGCCTTCGAACCCGCTAACCTCAGCCGGTCGGATCAGCGCGTTGCGGAAGTCACGCCCAATGGGATCGCGTCCCAGCTTGAGCTTCAGCCACGCAGTTTGGTCCTCGTCGTACTTGTCGAACACCCACTTCGATGTTCCGTGGCCGAACTCCTTCATGGCGTGGGAACCTCCTTCTGCGGTGACACTTCGTCGATGGTCGGACGGGGTGTGTGAGCGACCTTCCACGCAGCAGCGAAAGTCAGCACACCAGGGATGACCGCCAGGATAGCGGTCTGCGCAGCTTCCGGCAGGGAACCCAGGAGCTGGTGGTTGGCCTCAACGTCGTTGAGGACTGCGATCACAACGCCGACAGCCGTGGTAGCTCCGGTAGCGGCGTAGACCTTCTTCTCGATCGCCTGGAACGTGGTCTTGAGGCTCACTTCGCCTGCGCTTTCATGGCGTTGTAGGTGTCGTCGTCGAGCGGGATCTTCTTCGCACCGCCAGCGAGTAGCGGCGAGACTGACGTCGAGTGGCGTACGATGAACAGTCCGCCGGGGCAGGACAGCAGGTACAAGTCGCTGGCCGACGCACGGATGAACAGATAAAGCATTGGGTCCTCCTCTTCAGGATCCGGTGTTGCGGTTTGCACAGGTGTAGTGCCAAGGAACCTCGCCTTGAACTGATCGAGGGTTCCTTCGTACCGAGAGTCGTCGTGCTGACCAGGGATACCCTCGCCAGTGTCCGTCTCGGAGTACTGCCACGCGTCGTAGGTCGAGAACGGCTTCGATACCGAGTACCGTGCAACCCAGCGTGGACGAGTGCCGACTGCGGCAACGAGAGCGGCGTTCTGCGTGGTGTACGGAGCGACATCGGTCCGCAGGTGCTGATCACCACTGTAGCAGGTGGCCTGGCGTTTGTGCGCAGCTTCCACGATTCCGAACCACGTCGTAGCTGCACTCGCCAAGTCCATGTCATCCTCCAGATCGAGGATGTCGAACTCGTTGGGTGCCAGCGTACCGATGGCGTTCAGGTACGCACGCGCCTGTGTGGCAACGTCCGTACCCTTGACCACATAGTGGTACATGCCGAGCACACCGATTCCGTTGGCGTGGGCCGCTGTCCGATTGCGGACGAAGTCAACATCCACTCCTGTGCCATACATCGCGCGGATGCATGCTACGTCGCGTTGACTCGTCAGCGTCTTCCAGTCGACGCCGTCCCCTTGCCACTTCGACACATCGGGGAAATAGAACATCTCACCTCCTAGGGCGTCGCGGATCCAGGCGGTATCGTCGTTGTCGACGAAGCTGGAGCACATGTGTAGTGTGGCTGGTTGTCGTTGGTGTTGTCACGTAGACACTGCATCTCGGTGCCAGTGCCTGGATCTGTGTAGCTCCAGCCGAACGGTGGCTTACCATTCGTGCCATCGGTCCCGTCCGTCCCGTTAGTTCCGTTCGTGCCGTTCGTACCCGGTGGACCAGACGGCGGTGGGTTGGCAGTCAGGTACGCGGATACGATCCCTGGTAGGTACGCCTGCACTGCTGCGTTGATCTGCTCCTGCGTTGGACCAGGGCCAGGTGAGCCAGGTGCACCCGGTGATCCGGAAGGTCCCTGCTTCCCCTCCTTGCCTGGTGATGGTGTTGGGATCGGATGCCCACGTAGGTACGACGTGACATACGTCTTGACGATCGGAGTGAGTTGCGAGACCGTCACGTTGGCCTGCGGAGGGTGCTGAGCGAAGTACGCACTGACCGCTTCACCGATCTGTGCACTCGTCGGACCTGGACCCTGTCGACCACGTGCTCCTGTGACGTACACCGTTGCTGGTGTTGTTGGGGATACGCGCACAGGAGGTGGTGTTGCCTTCCCCTTCGCGACCTCACTCGGGTTGGGCCCTACCGACGACAGTCCGTTGGCCTCCAGCTTCGCTGCGTTCTGCTGGCCGCTGGTTGTCGTGAGCTGCAGGAGGTGCTTCTGGTAGGGATCGTACCAGAAGGCACGGTATACCCACAACCCCATGAAGACCAGTACGGCAGCGACCAGAACCGGCTTCGCGGAGAGGTAGATTGGCTTGGGGACAATCAGGGGGCGCTTAGCCATTGCAATGGAACTCTTTCTCCAGCTTCAGCACACCGTTGTTGAAGTGTGCTGCAGCCTTGGTCGTAGGGGGCGCACTCTTCGGGCGCTGGATCTGCGTCAACAACGTGCACCAGCGTTGGTGGTCCTTGTTGACGACGTCGTTTGTGTGCTTCCACCCGACGAAGAAGACCGCGAAGGCGAACAGCATCGCGATGACGGCAATCGCTACAATGGTGTCCCGCACGGACATCGGATCGCTGTGCTTCATTGGTCACATCCCTATCGGACGGAGTCGCCACAGGTTGGTGACGTTCTCTTCCACTCCGCCGTCGTCCTCTTCCCCATGTTCCCGCATGTACGTCCGGCGGATCCTCTTCGCTTTCGCTTCGAGCTTCTCAGCCTTGCGTAGTTCGCTGTCCCCGCTGCTCTCGCGGTACTTCCCCAGCGCCAAGATCACCGTTGCGATTGCACCCCCAGCCGCGGTGATGATCGAGGCAAGTGTGTTCCCGTCAATCACGCTCGTCTCCTAGAAGCTGGCCAAGATGTAGTCGACGGAGACCGTCTGCCCGGATACTGCAGCTGCACCGTTCGTCGTGTTCACAATCTGAAGCGTGACGACACTCGAGCTGACGCTGATCTTCTGTGCTGCGTACGACTGGTTGGCATTGCCCATGCCGAACACGACGTTGGCCGCCGCAGTACCTAGCGGGTTGACGAATGTGATGCGACCACTCGCACTCGTCGCTTGGACCACCGTCCCACGAGCGAGGTTCGCAGTCAGTGTAGCAGCTCCGACCGTACCACCCGACGTCGCGACGCTGTTCTCCAGGTTCTGGATGCGGTCGTCCTGCGCGTTG